CCAGCCAGACAGCCGGGACTACTAACGCACAGTTGAGCAAGGCCGCTGCTACACGTAACGCGGGCATCATGGGCAGCGCCAACAGGCCAGCCAGCAGGACATGTCCGCACGCATACGCGCCTCAATCTTGACCACCTCACCAGGGCGCAAGGTATCACGCCAAGCGCGACTCACGGACAGGTATAGCCCGTCCGTGGTGCACTGCAGGCGCACCCGTCCTTTGCGCTCTACCACACGAAAGGGCAGGATTACGGATTGGTCGCTCATGCGTACACCATGCCGTTATCCCCTATGTACAGATCCACGTTCCCGAACGCCGCTGCGGCATCCGTTAGGCGCTGGCCTATGACACCCAAGCCTCTATCCCAGAAGCCCACCCCATGCCCGCACCTTGTCAGCCAGAAGTCATGCCCCGCCCGTTCCCATATAGACCATATCGAATCGCGCGCATAGTCACCATATCCGGACGCGCATTCGATTAAGGTAGAGTTTGCCGCCAAGAAGGCCACACAATCGGCGCGCATCTTGGCCAGCGTTTCGGGTGCTAGATCATCCGCGCCCTTTTCCGCGTCCATGTATTCGGCTGATTCGCCGCTACTAGACCAAAGGGCTGCGACGATGTACGCCTGCAGGAATTGCTCAAGGTTCGCGCTCATGGTCGCACCAAGGCTTTGCGCCTTGCCTCTAGGTCGCGTTGTGTAAACCTAAACCGCACCGACAGGCGATATCCCAAGCCCGTAAGCTCCTTAAACAGGGCCACGCATTCATCCGGCGCGGCGGGTACCGTATCACCAAGGTCCGCGCTTCCGTGGCCATGTTGCCCGGTGCGCATATAGTTCATGCACGTATATGGGTCGCGCGTTCCGGGCTCTTGGGGAAACAGTGCAATGACTTCGCCCGTCTTGAACTTGCGGAATATAACTGGCGTCGCGTGTTCATCGTGTTGTGTGTTCATGGTTGCACCAGATAGACGCCAGTGACCGTGTGTCCTGTGCGCAGACACCACAGAAGCATCGCACAGGCTTCGGACCATCTCTTGTAATTGCGTACTTCCGTTTCGCCGCCCTCTTTAGGCAGCCATTTAATTGAATAATATTGTGTTCTCACGGCCGCACCTCCACATAAACACGCACCCTACACACGCCGCGCTTGTCCGGATGACTAACACGCGCATCATCCGGCACGATGACACCCGGGACCAGGCGCGCCAATTCGCGACAGCGCTCCCGATGCCCGGCTAACACCAGGCGCGCCGTCTTCACGGTCTTGCGCGACGCTCTTCTGCTTTTCGGGGTGCTGGTCATGATTGCACCCCCAGAAAATCCGCGCGGTGCTTGTCCGCGTTCCACTCCTTACCGGCACGCATTGGCATAATACCGGCCAGTATGTGCGCCCCGGTTCGGATAATCGCGCACCCCATAGCTGCGTCGGGCTCAATGAACACACGCGAATCCTTGCAGTCTCCAATGTCATCAAACGCGCGCCTGAACGCCTCCATATATTCGCAATCAAAGTATTGCACCGGGATGGGTTCACCCAGCTGCACCGCCCTTGGCAGTAGCGGACGCATCCAATCAGGGTATTGACGGCTGCAGGTGTACGGCCGTGAACCGAGCATTGTCTCAGTAATGATTACGCTGGCGCGTGGCTTCTGTCCTTTTATCGCCGCCTCAAGCTCGCCGCGCGGCGCGGTAAACCCTTCGTCCTCAAACGTGGGGATTTTCAAGGCCAATATACAGTGGCCATTCGTTGCCACTGCGAACCCTGCTGGATGAAAGTGGATGCCTGCCAGGTTAGGCCGGAAAACATCGTTGCCCGCGATTCGCAATAGGCCCTTGATCGTTCCTACAGGAAGGGAGACGTACTCATTCGTTTTCATAGTGTTTGTGTCCATTGGTTCACCTCGTCAATTGAAAGTGGATGTTAAAGGCAAGCCAGCAGCGCGGCGCGCAATGCTGATTGATTCGCTGCGTTGCGCATCGTTTCCCACTCGCTGAGAGTGAGCCCGCGTGCAATTACACAGCCGTTAATGTTGCGCACTGTGTAGCCGGACCCTGAGACATAGATAGCCGTCATGTTTATTACCTCGTGTAGCCTGTTGGTTGAAACCAGTATCGACAGGCAACTAGGCGAATCAAGCTATTTTTTGCATTTGTTTTGCAAAGATTTGTTAAGATGTTGTCGGCCTTTACAGCTAAATCCGCCGACTCGCGGACGCAATTTTTCGCCTAAATCCGCGCGACCGGGCGCCTCAGAAAATCACAGGTTTGACCTCCGCCACGCCCAGGTGTCGCGGCGCGGCGGCTACTTTGTCACCCTCGGCCGTCCCCGAGAATCGCTGAAAAATACGGTGTATTCTGCTTATTATCGTCGGACAGCTACTTTGCGAAGCCGAAGAGTCCCGCCGCTTAACGGAGTCGGCGCCGACTACTTTGCGGGGCCGGCGAGTCCTGGTATTAGGTTGTCCGGGGCTGCGAATTCTGTGCGGGGTAAATGCGGGTCTTAACAAAACTTAACACAACTGCCGGGTTAACCTGATTGTAAATAATTTTAGGGTCTCTACTATGAGCGTCAACCAACAGGCAAGACCGACAACAAACGGGACAACGACATGCCAGAGACGAAATTGATCACGGTTGTAGTGCCCATTTGTGAGGGCAATCCGATATTCGAAGGCAGCGCAGACGTGGTGCTTGGCCGCATCAACGAACTGTTGTCGACTCTGCCAATCGAACAACGCGCTTCAGCGAGTATTGCGCTGGGTGTGTTTAACAACCACGGAGAAGTAGACCCCGTGTTGCGCGTCAAGTACAAGCGACTTGAGACGGAGGCGGAGTACCAGAAGCGCTGCAGCAAAGATCAAGAATTGCAAAGAGACGTTGACGTGTGTGAGCGCGCCCAACTCAAGCGACTCCTGCTGAAGTACGGCTCTCCGAGCACAGGCTCACAGACGCGCGACGCCCCGCACCCTGAAAATGTTTGAGTCTGTAGGCCCGGCACTTACGAAAACCGCAGACACCCTCCATGAGCAAAAGGAAACGGAACATAATGAACGGTGAAACAGGCACTTTGCGGGCGTTGAATCCTGCCGTATATGAGAGCGACAGCAAGACGCCGGGCGACGCAATCCGGGGGCTCATCGGCAACCTGACGCAGCTCGCAGCCGACCTGGACAACGGCCGGGCCTTGCCGCAGAGCGGCGCCGGGTTTGTGGCCCGAGAAGACCAACACGGCATCTGGACGGTTGACCTCGAAATGACCTTCAAAATCGTACCGACCGGGAAGCATTGATGTGACAGGCCTAGAGGCATTCGAGGGTCGAGCGGAGCTGAATCTCGCCAACACGCGAGAGATGGTCATCAAACCGACGACATCCCTTGCGGTTGTGCGGCTGCTCGCAGCGAACGAGGCGCTGATCGACGCGTGGTTCTTCGACGAAGCAGGCCGCGCAGACGCGGTGACTGCAGTGAACCGCGCCTACCAGGATGTTTGTGCCTCGATGGCCTGTGAAGAGTTCATGCGCGGGAACTACAAGGTAGACTATCAAGGGCGGGGCACTGACGTGGTGCCCTACGGGATGACAGCAGAAGAGGTGGCGAATCGTGGCTAAGTATATTGTTGTACCGATCGAAGTTGATTTGTCGGTGCGTTGCGTTCGGTACTCAGTGGTCGATACCGAAACCGAAGCTCGTGTTTCCGCTGTTGCGAACTGCCCTAACCAGCGCTGTGCTGATCTAATCTGCAACGCACTGAACGCCGCCGCGACAACGGAGACGGCGAAGGCCAACGCGCCGTACCAGTCTGCGCGCATATCTTTCCTCATCGCAGCGCTACGCGACCTGGGCGTCTCTGATGTCGACGAGAAAACGCCCGTCAATGAGCTGTATCGGCGCTTAGGCGACGCGCTTAGCGCGCGAGTCCACCGAGTCGTCGGGCCGGTTGACACTGCTGCTCACCCTGTCGAAGTGTTACGCGAATATGCCGAGCACGTCGCAGCAGCAACCGGCCTGCTGTTGGACTACGAGTCGTTCGACTCCGCGAAGTCTGCGCTCGATGCAGTGACGATTAACGGGATGGCCCTCGGCCCCGAAACGGACGCGCACGCAGCTGCTGTTCTTGAGGGTTTTGCTCAGCGACTCCGTAGCGGCGCACAGCACGTCGCGTCGGGCTTCATGAACCACAACTACATAACCCTTGAGTTCAAGTTCGACTGAAACTGTTTGAACCTGTAGGCCCGGCACATCGCCGAGCCGCTACCACCCTACGAGGACCCTACGAGGACCTGACGATGCCCGGACATGAAGTGACAAGCGACGCGTGGCCTGTGAGGCGCACTGGGTTGACGCGAAAAACGCTTGACCAGTTGCGCACTAAGGCTCCGGGTGCCTTGGAGATCAGAATACCCACTGCAACTATTGACGGGATTGTCGGACATGAGCGGCGCACGGCAGAGGTTCGGCGACGACTGGTTGCTGCAGGCTTGAAGACTTCGTTGCGCTATGTTTGCCGAGACCGGACCACGAACGAATACATCTACGGCGCTATGCCGAATAAAACTACGAGGAACTGACGATGTCTCAAGACGAACCGACTCTCTTCTCCGAACGCCTGGCCGAGTTCAGCGCTGGCACGGTCGACGCCGAGCTGACTGCGAAGCTCGCCGACGTGATCAAGGCCGTGCGCATCACCGGTAAGGCCGGCTCGATCACGCTGTCGATCAGCGCAGTACTAGACGAGAAGGCCAAGGACAACGACGTGGTAGACCTGAAGTACAAGGTCGCCGCCAAGGTGCCCACGCGACCCTTCGACCCGGATAAGTTCAAGACCTTCGGCGACGGCGACCTTGAACAGATGGAAGACAACGTAACGCCGATACGCAAGATCGGCTGACCTGACAATCCACTTTCAAGAAGGTAGTGAACCAATGATCGGCACTTCTGTTATCACGAAAGAGCAAGCGCGCAAGGTCACGCACGGTCGCACGCCGTTGATGCCTGTGGAGTACGAGCAGGCGATAACGGCGTTGGTGGCATGTACGACGCTCGACGAAACGAAGTACTGGGCGGACAAGTCGGATGCGCTCGCTGCGTGGGCGAAGATCTACCACAACGATGACGCAGCGCGGAAGGCGAAGCAGTTGAAGCTGCACGCGTTTCGACGGATGGGGCAGCTTGCACGAGAACTTAGACAATCGAAGCTAAAGATGACCGGAGAGGGGTATCGCGGTTTTAAAGGCCGAACTCCCGGTGCTTCGAGCGTTCTTTTAGAGGCCGGAATGACGGAAGGTAGCGCGAGGGTCGCGCTAAAACTCTCCCATATAGACGATAACGCGTTCAAGGGAATCCTGAGCCAGGCCAAGTCGCCAGCACAGTCGGCGCGCGCGTTACTACCGAATCAAACATACCACGACTTCATCCAGAGAATTTCCGTGTCTCGTACCTTCATGCGAAGATACACGGCAACTGAAACGTCGAATGCAGTAACCGGTGCCGGTGAGCGCTGCGTCCGGGTCGTGCGGGATTACATATCAGAACTTATCGAATGGCTCGACGAGCTGGAACAGCGACTCCCTAAATAATTTACCAGCACAATCCACTTTCAATCGAGTACTCAACAATGCAGACACAAACACAACTAGGCCTTCGCTTCCCCGGCATGGCCGCTCTGATGAGCTTGATCTACAGCTCGTTCACATCGAAGGCGCACTTCGACGGCGCCGGCAGAAGCCGCGGCCGTGCGTCCACTAAGTTCAAGGAGTCCGCAAAGCAGGCGGCCGAACGGCGCAGCAAGCCAATCAACTACCGCCGAGCGGCTGCCGCGTGTGCCAGTCACGTGTCCGATCGCTGCCCCAACGCCGGTATGCCGTACACGACGATCGCTCAACACGATGAGTACAAGCGCTCGCAGATGCCGGGCACACGGGAGCACCAGGCTCTGGAATTCGGCTACGCGAAGGTCACCGCTGTACTAGGATCGAATCGCCGGGTCATTGGTCACGTCTTGGCGTGGCAGTAGTACGCCTGCGTTATCCACTTACGAGACACAATCATGTCAGATATCCACCAAGTAGCGGGTTTCTTTGGCCGATGGGGCAAGCGCTTTTTTGAAGGGCACCGCATCGCCGGCTACGTCGAGGCCCCCGGTACACGCAGCCAAGACCAGGCCGAAGCAGCCGGGCTGAAGTCCTGGAGCGAACGACACCACTACATCCGTGAGGAAGACTTCGGCCAGCCAAAAACAGTCGCCGTCTTGTGGGGTCCGCAGGGGTCGGGGAAGACGCGTATCGCGGCGCGGCTGGCGAAGGCGCTGAAGCTGAACACGGTGATTGAAGAGGGGTTGCCTACGCTTGTGATTCGACAGACGCATTCGGGCCAGCCGCTACATCACCTCTCCGGCTGGCGCGAGGGCGCCTTGTACGTTGTTCAAGCCGACTCACTGTCCAGACTGCAGGGCATCCTTGTTTGGCCGGACCGCGTTGCTGTGTACTCCGTGGATGAGGCTCTGCTGTTATTGAGCGCCGCGCGATCGAAGATCGACCTCGGCAAAGAGCGGGACGCACTGGCAGCGCTGAAAAGATGGCATCTCGGACACAATATCGACTGGGCCAGGGCAGCCACTGCCGCGCGGGAGTCGTTTGCCCGGCTGGTTGAACAGGCAAAAGACGTCGCTTATGGCGACGCGTGCACTCCCGAGCGTTACGAGGTCACCGCTACCGCGATTCAGGAACTCAAGGACGCCGTCTACGCCAACGCGACGACGAACCTGACGCCGCTCATGCGTGAGTCGCTGGATCAGATCTGCATGAACATCGGCCGGATCATCACGGGTCATCCGGAGCACGTAGGCAGCTGGAACAGTATCTCGCGATACGCAGGCTTGGTCTCCGCGCGCCTGAACAATCCACCATCGGGCAACAAGTAAACCACATGGCAACTCGTCGTATTCAAGTCGGCCCGGTTGAGCGCGGTGTACCGCGACCAACAGCGCAGAACCGGTGGTCTTCACGTCTAGCCGGCATGCGTAAAGAGGACTCGTTCTTCGTCGCGGATCGGGGGAAGAGCAGCCTTCACTACATCCGCGTTGTCGCAGACCAGCTAGGTATGCAGGTCACGCTGACCAACGACATGCAGGACGACGTGTACGGCGTGCGTGTGTTCTGTGACAAGCCGATCCCTGACAAAAGGAGTGCGACGTGCAAGCGAAAGAAGACAAGCAAGTGATGCTGTTGGCGCTGGCCTGCTACTGCCAGCAACACCGCGCGGCGCTCGCGTGCCTATCACATGACAGCCAGACCGCAAAGCTAATGCTTCAGGAGCTAGACAAAGCTGCGGGCCTGATGCAGCGAGTGGCAAAAGAAGTAAGTCGTGACTGCAACAAGGCCGTCGAGGACGACGAGGACGCCGGCGCGGATCTTCTGGGTCCACCTGAACCGATTGGTCACAGACCGCCTGTGACGCCTGTTGAGCACTGGTACACCTGCATAGGTTTTTAAGGAGAACGACATGCGCTTTAGAAAACACATTGGTTGGTTGTTCGTGGTAATCGGTGTATGGGCGGGATATGCCCTCTCCGCCGACTTACTGATTATTTTTGGTCGATGGCTCGACTCAGAGACCGGACTCGCACGTCTGTGGGTCTGGGCGATCACGATGTTTGCCCCGCTGCTCACGTTCTCGTGCGCCGTCGCACTAGGCGTGTGGATCAGGGAGGTGTGGCTAGAGGTTACGTTGCCGCCCGCAGTCCGCGTGTCGCAGGAACTCGGCCCACAAGATCCGGAACAGCGGTAGCCATGGACCAGCTCATAACCTTGCCCGTGTTCGCGAAGGAGTGTGGTGTGACGCTGGGTGTGCTGCAGAAGCACCTATCCCAAGGGCTCACTGTGCCGCTGCCCGCGGCGGCCCTGGTCGCCGGCAAAAAGAAGTCCGTCAGCGTGTACCGATGCACCGAGATGCGCTCATGGTGGCGCACTGCGTATCGGGCGTCCGGACAGAAAGCGCTGCCGCACACCGCGAACTCTTTGCTGTGTACCACCGAAACGGGAGACACGGCCATCGTACACGCCAGCGACTGGACGCCGACGCACGTGTACACCAGTTTCGGTACCTTCTGTCGCGCCGCGGGTAAGCATATCGCGTCGGCGGCCACCGTCAGCTACTTAAAGCGCGGCGGCGCGTGATGGACTACTTCAGCTACCAGGCCATGAAGACAGCCAAGGGCCAGCCGGCGCCGGTGCCCCTCGGTGATGTCGTGGACTTCCCGGACATCATGGTGTCAGAGCGCATGTCTAGTGAACACGACGCGCAGGTGCTCCGGGAGCACTTCGCGCGCCTGAAGGCCGAAGACGACGACAAGAAGCTACTCCAAGCGTTTGAGGTGAAGTGATGGAAGAACCGACAGTCCCGACGGTCTTGTCTTGCGATGCAGAGACTCGGCTGGCGCTGCGACGCGCTGAACCTCGACCACGAGACCACGCAAGAACGCGTTGGCACGAAGGTGACCCCGTGAAGCACGAGTACATGACCGCATTCCCGCTTGCGTGGCCGATAGGCTGGCGCCGCACGCCAGTAGATCGGCGGACCGGCGCTCGATTCAACCGACGACCAAGAAACAGCTGTCCGTTACCGAGGCCACGCAGCGCGTACTACACGAGCTGGAGGCTATGGGCATCGATCGACAGGACGTTATCTTGTCCACGAACGTGCGGCTGCGCTTGGACGGCCTGCCGCGGTCTGGTGAGCGCAAACCCGACGACCCTGGTGCTGCTGTGTACTGGCGCGCGCCTGGCGAGTCCGAGACGCAGTGCATGGGCGTCGATCAGTACGACACCGTAGAGGGGAACATCGCCGCGATCGCCGCCACGCTGGAGCACATGCGCGGTATTGCGCGTCACGGCGGCGCCCCGATTATGAAGCGCGCGTTCTCTGCGTTCATCGCGTTGCCGAACTTGGAGTCCTGGTGGCAGGTGCTGAAGCTGGACTCACCGGATGTCACGAGCATCGACATCGAGCAGGCCTACCGGCGCCTGATCTCTGAGGCGCATCCGGATAAGGGTGGCACTGACAACGACGCAGCGCGAGCCAACAGAGCGCGTGAACAAGGGCTGGATGCCATCCGATGAATACCGTAGCCATTGTCTGCCCGGCTTTTGCAAAGATACTGACGGAGCGAGGCATTACCACGGGCTACGTGGTCTGGGCTGAGATTCCAGAGACAACGGGTGTCCTCGCCGGTATGGACTTCACTGAGTTAGTGAAACCAAAGCAGCCACCAAAAAGCGTGCGTCCGGAGCACGGCTGGTATCGACAGTTTGAAAAGAAGCCAAAACGATTGTTCCGGGAGGCGATCCGATGACCGCCTGGCACGAGTTCGACTGTCCTGACTGCGGCGCTCGGTGCAACAATCAAGTCATGCACCTGTGCCCACTAGAAGCGCAGCTGGCGCGGCTGAAGGCCGAGGTGCTGGAGTTGCGCCAAGTCGTCGCACGGAAAGCGCCTCCGGGTTTCTGGGGTCGCGCTACGGCCTATCGGGTTGTTGAGAATCTGAGTCTTACGAGGGAGCTGGAGACGTGGAGGCACATGGAGCACCGACAGGGGCTGCGCGCGATCGAGGCCGAGAAGCAGCTCAACGCAACCCTGGTGCGTCAAGAGACTATGCGCCGGCAATTTATGGCGGCGATCAATTTCGCAACTGACGATAACGGCGATGGGCTTCTGTTCTTACGTGACTGGCGCGAGGGGGATACGTCTCAGTGGCCTGATTTTAAAGAAACACCAAGTAACGTCTGAACCTAAGAGAGCGAAGCAGTGAACCAAATTTCTGACCGTGGCGAAATTGGCAGACGCGCTGGCCGAGGACCGATTGCTGTCGGTATCCAGATCCGGTTCGCCCAAGACAGCAATACGTGGGTGAGTGTCGGTTCGAGGCCGACCGGTCAGACCTTCTGGACAGACGGGAAGTAGTCACATGAACGAACTTGAACAACTCACATACGACTTTGAAATAGCTTGCGGTCCGGTACCAAGCCAGCTTCAGAAGGACGTTGTGAAGAAACTCGACGAACTGAAACGAGTGAGTCACATGATGCGCCTTGTGACCGGCCGAATCGACTGGCGGCGGATGACTACCGAGGAATGCGAAGCGCATGCAACCGCGCCAGCCAAGGTGTTAGCTCTCAAGTCATGTGAGGTGGACGCTAAGCGATGGCGAGCCATATCAGTGCGGATGACGCATGAGAGAGCCGGCTCACACTACGGCTGGTGCATCAGTCAGGTTATGCCTGGTGATGACCCAGAAGCGGCAATCGATGCTGTTATAGCGAATCAGGGCCAACCCGCGCCCCTCGGAGGCGAGCAGCCCTGCGTAGATTGCGACTTGCCGCGCGTATCGGGATTGATTCGGTGTGAAGCTCATGCTGCGTCTTATGGCCGCTCTGACCAGAACTCGGGTGAGCCCCCCAAGCCAGGATGACGGTTACGCAAAACATGACAGTAGGAGCACTGCACACCATGAAAGTGTTGCTATTTAATACGGCTGCCTTCCATTTTGGGGACAGCCATGAAAGACAAGTTAGTTCACGTAACCGACCCCGTGACGCTGGATGTTATCCGGCTCAATGGATTCGACAGTCCGATCCATGTTTCGGACTCGCCGGACGGCGTCTGGGTGCTGGATTGGTCTTTGGAGCAGTATCGTGAACGCCACAAAGAAGATCAAAGCCCCTAAATTCGCCTGGGTAGTGTTCGATCCGGCAGGCAAGTCGCGGAGCGTATTCCTCGTGTATCCATCGAATGATGCGTGCGCATGGATATACGCCGCCGATCAACCAGGCAGATCTGGGCTGAGCATCGAAACGCCAAGGGATACGCGTGCTGCGCTGAATGCTGGGTACAGAGTTAAGCGTTGCAGACTAACGTTTACAGACCCAGGAGAGCCCTCTTGATACTGATCGCAACGTGTGGCGGACGTGATTATCGGGATGCCGATAACGTAGCGGCATGGCTTGAGGAAATTCATTTGCAAATCCCGTTTACACATCTTGTTCATGGTGGAGCGAATGGCGCTGACAAGCTGGCCGGTGAGTGGGCGCGGCGTGCCGGCATTCAGGTTGTCGTGTGCCCGGCTAACTGGGTGGCTCATGGCAAGGCGGCGGGACCGATCCGTAACGCGGAGATGGTTGCAATGAAGCCGGTACTGCTGGTGGCATTCCCCGGCGGCGCTGGAACCGAGAACATGTGGAAGCAAGCCAGTAAGGCAGGAATCAAATGTATGAGAGCACCTCAGACCACATCAGGGCCAACACCATGAGAATTATTTACTTGGCGGTCAACGTGAAGAGCGGAGCTGTCGATTACGGATATATCGAGTATGACTTACGCGAGCCACCAGGCGAAGATGATGAGACCTTCCGTCTTATTGCCGGTTGGGGATGGCGTCCATTCAAGATACTACCTCTTGAGGCACCCGGTAATGATTAACAATGATGGGCGTAGTCTGAGCGTGACAGTACCCGGCGCCGGGGTGTCATCAGTAGGGCGACAGTGGAGAGTTATGGCTGTTAACGGCCAGCTCGTCAATGCAGGTTCGACTCCCGCCGCCTGTCACTCTCTTGAGGCACAAGACAAGCCATGACATTCGTTCAGATGTTTCAAGAAATCTGCACAATTTTCGGTAACAAGCAGATTGCTGAAAAGCTCTGCATCAGTGAGCAATACGTGTGCGATTTGAGAAAAGGCCGGCGATTGCCCAGCGTGAATGTTGTGAATTCAATCTGCACTTTCATGGGCCGAGGACCGATGGGTGTAGCTGAGTGGCATCATGCCGGTGCCAGTGCTCACGGCTGGAAAGTATGGCCACCTAATGAATCTACCGGAGAGCCCCATGGTTGAAATGGCACAAATCGGCCGGCTTGCGCTGCGCCACGAGGGCGAAAACTGGAACGCCTACTACGCGCTGACTGACTCGATGAAAGATGCGATACCGCTCGGCTCCATTCGCATGGGGGCCGTGGCGTCAAATCCACAGCGTAAGCAAGCCTTCATGGACATGATGCGCGACATCGTTGCTGACATTATCGAAGAACAGACCGGGATTCGGCCTACATGGGGCGGGCCTCAAACAGCCCCCAATCACGAACGAGCCGGACACGGCTGAGGTTATTGTTATGCAAGAAATGCAACGCCCCGATGGATCGTCGTTTCAAGAGCTGTTCACCGATCAACAGGTGAAAGACGGTACCGCGCAGCGACGGCGCGAAATGCTGGAAGCAGCCGGCATGACGTTCACAAAACTGGAACGTGTTGACGCAAACAAGTACATGCCGCACCAGGGCAACAAGGAAGTAGAGCGCCGCGTGAAGCAGGCATTGCGTGATGCGGCTCGCCGGTCTGCTGTAATTACCGTTTAAACCCACGGAGAGGCCCTAATGCCCACAGTAGGAATCATCCGCAGCATCGTCTGGTATGTCTGGCCAACGCTCGGATTCGGCTGGGGAGGTGGCGCCCCACAATGGGGTGTCGGCGCGTATTTCACGATTCAAGTTATGTGGCTGAATCGTGGTATTGCGTTCGATTGGCAACTTGGTAATGCCGGATGCAGTACGAAATGAAGAAGCTCGCATTTGACGTCGGCTTAATTTGCCTCGTTATTATTCTTGTATTCCACGGCCCCAATGGTCCGCTATTTGCCAATTGGTTTGGCTGGTTCCTCTTGCTTGGACTATCTCCGCGCGCATGGAGAAAATTTTAGTATGAGCAACATAACCCCAGTAGAGGCGTTACAGCGGGAAAGCGCTGTTTTTTACGAACAGAAAGCATTACTGAAAGGCGATCCCGCCAGGGCTGGGATTACTATCGGCGCACTGCTTTATGAGGCGTTGATCGAACTCGCCAAGGCGGATGCGGATCTGGTGGCGCATGTCGAGATGGAGCCGAAACACGCCGGTGCTGAATACAGCGAGTGGGTAATTAAGAACTTATTTATCCGGTCAGCGCTGAAAGCAGCGCGCACCAAGCTATACAAGGCTTTTAAATCATGACTGCTCACATCCCCTCACCAGTAGAGGCGTTACAGCGCGAGATTGACGATAGCGTCAACAAGCCGATGAACATGCGCGAGTTCGGTATATATCGAGCCGCCTTCGAACTCGCCTTAGAAACGAACTGCATGCTACAGACTGAGGGCGCTCACATGACGTGGTGTGACACCACAATGGTGACTTTTGGCCGCCGGCGTGCCTGTGACTGCGGTGCGGATGACGCGCGAGTTAAACTGGCAAAGCTGGTAGAGGCCTTGAAATGACTGCTAACCGAGCCTCACCGGAGATACGACCATGAACAACGAGACCTTGGCGGAGTTCAAAGCCCGCGCAGATAGGATAGAGAAGAGGGCCTTCCGGCAATTCCTCATACTAATTTTGGTATCGTTCTTGGCTGTTGCAATACCCGTCTACTGCTCCGGTTAGGGGCTAAAAGCCCCCGGTCTCGATGATCTGGATCAGCTTAGTAGCCCGGTCACCCACCTGGCGCGCCCACAGCGAACCGCGAAGCGCAGACGCAACCGCGCCCCAGTGTTGCTGCTCGATAGCCTTGCATGTATTCGGCCACTTCGCTTTAAAGTTCGCCGCACCCAGGTTGAAACAGATGTCCAGGAACGCCGTGTAGCGCGGCACGTCGAGTCCGCTGAACCACGGGAAGATAGCCAAGCACTCGCGCTCGTTGTCGGCCATATCGTTGCGCAGCATCAGGTCTTTTTCTTCTTCGCTTATACCGCGATCAGTCAGGTTCCGGCCGGTCCCGATGGTCAGCTTGCCTACCAAAGACCCACCCGTCGGGACTCGCTTTCCGGTGGCGTCGTCGTATGGGAAGTATCGGCCGTTCTTCATCGGGCCGGTGCCTTCTTCTGCCTCCAGCATCGGCTCCAGCATCGGTTCTGGTCTATTCAACGCGGCGATCTCTGCTTCATTAAGTGACATGACGCACTACGCTCCAGATGACTGATATAAACGCCGCAGCCCAGCAGGCTAGGGCAACGCAGAAGTTAAAGAACTCATATCGCGGGCACGGCCAGAACAGTTCTTTGACGATGGGCGTCAAGAACAACACGAGGGGCGCTACCCACCAAGCCGCGATCACGACGCACCAGCTGCGGCTGCGGCGAATGCCTCGTAGGAAACAAAGTCTTCACGTAGATACCCACCGAGATCTCGCCGTCTGTTCCAGGTCAGCCAGCCGCCGATGCGCAAGCCCAGCCAGTAGATCCGCGCTTCAGGTTCCGCCATGCCCTCTGCGACCAGGAGACGACGAAAACCCTCATCAGCATCGGTGCGCGCCATGCGACCCGAGCAGTACGCGTCGTCGTGCCACACTGCAGGGCGCCGCGACTTACCGTTCACGTTCAGCCGTGCACGCAACAGACGCGGAACGCTCGCGAAGTTGGTGATGAATCCCGGAGTAGTCTCTTCGCGAGACCCGTTGTTCAGCAACGTCGTCAGCGGCGTGAGCACCACGAACTCGTCGTCCACCGGCCGGGCCTGCTCATCAAGCAGGACCTCCAACGTGGGGTTGCTCAGAAAGCACACGGGGCGCACGGTCATTGATAGACTTTCGCCGCGTCGACCACCCAACCCAAGACCGCGTTCACCTGATAAAACAGCTGCTCCGGCGGCACCGGCATCTTGACGCCGCCGACTACGCGCGACTGCAGTTCATCGACTACGGTGTCCACGAGTAGAGTGGCCAGTAGGCGATCCGAAGGCGGCAGATCCAAACTGTTGATGCGCTCATACACTCGACTTTTCAACAGGTCCACTGTTACGCCTTCGGTGTTGAGCCAGGTCTTTGCTTCACTGGCAATCGAAACGATCTTGTCTGCCCGCACAGCGCGCGCGGCGGCAGAGTCACCGGCTTCAATGACCTTCATGGTGCCGATCTGCACCAACAGCCGCTCTGAGTTGATGTGCTTATCGAACGTGGCGCAACCGCACATCGAAAGAATCACCCCAATCAACAATAACTTCTTCATTGGTCAACCCTCGGTTTGGTGGGCGTATTCGCCCGTTGAAGTTCCCTGCGAATCAGGGCGAGAAGAAATCGGACCTGGATGTCGTTGAACCGCACGGCCTGGCCGAAAGGCGTTTTAGTAATCAGGCGCATCAAGTGAGTGATGCCGCCGCCGATAGCGCCGACGAGGTAGAGCTTCTGCTCTTCACTCAACGCGATGCCGGCGTGCGTCAGCAGCCACGGCGCCGCGAAGGCACCGACCCAGCCTGCGATAATGGTCCTATACCCTTGCATGTCGTAACCTCGGCGGTTGCTGTGCCCTGAAGCGCTTTATCAACGACAAGTAAAGCTGCGCGTTGAACACGCTGAACGCGTACCAGATAACCGTAGGTTTACTGCATAACGAAAAGTGGAATATATGAGCGATAACGAAAAACGTGCTGGCCGCCGTGATCGAAGCAACCAAGTGTGCGTGGTCGTCATGTCCAAAATGTTTGACCAAAAGGAAACGAACGCCGCGCAAAATCACGTACCCGTGAAGTCCGATCGCTAGATAGAGGATCAACGACACTAGCCCCTCACTTGACGCCGAACTTCAGCGCCCATTCCCGGACTTGAACTCGAATAACGGCAAGAAGCGGAAACGCACAGTACCCACAGGCCATGATGATGCCGTCCTTGTATTCGTTGCTCGCCGGTACAACTCGCCCGACTAGATTGCCAACGAAGAAAGCTATGAAGATGTTCGCCGAGAACATCGCCCACATGAACCGCTTGCCTTTCATCACTGTGAGATACAGGTAGTTCGCCATGCCACCGAACCCAGCCAGCGCTCCGTATTGAATCCACTCGACGACGTTCTTCGGAATCTGGGGGTTAGGTTCCATTATCGTCTCACTGTGTCACGAAGGGCAATATGATAACCAAAAGTGGACTTTGGGTCACGAAGAAGTCGCTACAGCGACTACAATATCCGATCCGTCGCGTAGGCCAGACGCTGATGCGGATGCAGCGTTGCTAGCGGACGCGGCAACCCGGTCGTTCTGCTGCGTTCGCTCGCTGGTTATAGCCATGGTCTCTGTCGCTGCTGCGGCTACCGCGTCACCCTGGTCCGTCAGCACCGTGTTTACGCCCCCTGACACCAGGGTAGACACGACAGAGTCCTCGGCGTCGTGCGGCGCAGAGGCGTAGAACCGGGTCACGTCGAAGGTAAAGTCGTAGACGTTACTGTCGCGCCCATCGCGAACGGCCCACAGCCGCACACGTACGCGAATAATCGTATCGTCGGTCTGTGTGTACGTTCGTAGGCCGTTCGGACTGCTTATAGTAATCCCGGTCTCAGTGATCAGCGTCGCAGCACTGATGGCGTTCGTGACGAGCAGCGAGTAGGTAGCCCCCGCTTCTTCGTTCGCATGCGCTTCGGTCCAACCGATGTAGTCGGCCAACTGCGTGAGTCGGTTACGGCCTACCCAGGTGATGTTGTATGCGCCTTGCGCCAGTTGCGCGGGAAAATACGCCGCATTTATTTGCACTTTCGCGGGCGGATACGGGGCGTACCAGCTGGCCGCGTGCACATGCGACTGTGCGCCTGCAGGCGGCTCGATTCCAGTGTTACCAGCGGAACTGACCCCCGCCTCGCGGTAGTACACCGTCTCGCCTTCAACCGCCTCACCAGAGGCGTCAGCCCAGCCGTACACGCCGGCGTAGAACCAGATTACAGAGTTATCCGCATGTGTGGCGGGGATCGAGTCGAAGACGCCGCGTTCGATGTCGATCGTGCCTGCGACGGTGTCTACTGCGGTGATGCTCACCCACTCGCTGCCGATCAGTGCGCACGTACCCGAGAAGTAGACCGGGGACACGCCGTTGCTGGTGTCGTACAGGATCACAGTATCCATCGGCCCGATCGCGCCGTTGAGCAAGGCTGTGGGTGTGTAGCTCGCTGAACCGACTAGGTCGAAGTTGCTGCTTATGGTGTCCGGAGAACTATAGACCTCAAATGAAGTGTTCTGCACTCCGGGTTGCTTCGCTAAAATAAGCGGGAACGAGTCGTCAGGTACGATCGCACTCAACTCGGCGGCGGACAACTGCTGGGCCAGCTTGAAGTAGGGAACTTCGAGTACGTTGACTTCGGTCACATAGTCCGGAGGCGCGCCGACTTCAGTTGCGCCTCCACCCTCGTACGCGCCGGTAGACTCTTCGGTGAGGGAGAATACATCCTGGATCAAGTCAAGCGTGATGTCCGGATTTCGCGGGTCGCCTTTCTGGATTTTCAGGATGCGCATGCTCACCGAGGTCACGTCTTCTTCGGGCCAAGTAAAATCGATCACCTGGCCCTCGTGCAAGGGGCTCGCGCTCCGACCTACGATGATCGTCGCGGCGATCAACGGCGTACTGAGCGACCGCAGGTCTCGGTCGGCGACCCGGTATGCGAGTTGCTGGTATGGTATCCCCGGATAGTCCATGGGCTGAGAGACGACGCGACCTTGGATCTGGATATTCGCTAGGTCCTGTACCGCCACCGACGACGTGTCCCCGGTGGTGGGGTCGGTATATTTAACGACGACCTCGTTAACCGTGTCACCCCAGCCTGTATGCTGAAACTTAGTGACCGCCTTGATATTGTATTGATCGAAGAACGCGACCGGCGCATCTCCGCCGCGAACCGGGTAAAGGCAAATTTGTCCGGTAGCTTCGTCTTCGTATAGCACGGCGCCGATATGTTTCAGGATCTCCTGAACAAACGCTTTGATCGTGTTCTGTTGCTTCCATAGCATTGAAAGGCCGAAGCCCTCATTGTAGAAAACGTCCGCCGCATCTCGAAACGACTGGTCGTTGTTGATCGTGTACGGGTAGCCCATGCCCCATCGCTGGTCCGTAAGACACTGGTAGATCATGTGCGCCGGGTTCATGTTGGTGGGTCCCTCGACCGCCCACGGCACGTCGACTTTGGACTCGTACCACACATTTACCGGCGCGCCGAGACCCTGCGGATCGCCCATGATCTCGCCGCTGTTCCAGTGATGTGACCTGTAGGCCCAGATAGATACCGGCTTAATGTAGGGGTTGTTCGCCGCCCAATAGAACGCAGTGAATATCTGCTTAATTACATTCGTAATTCGGGTCCCCATTCTCCCGCCGCCGACGTGAGACGTGCCGCCCCCTGCGCCGTGGAACGCTGTAGTGGTCGCTCCGGTTT